AAGCCCTTGAAAACAAGACTGCTTATTTCCAAAATGGTGATGGAAACAACGTTGGCACTCCAACTCCAGGTAAAGTAAAATACCCTATTGATAAACTTAACGAACAACTTCGTGATCGTGAAGATAAGCAAATGGTTGGCCAAAAGCCATTCCCAGGTGTTGGTCCAGTTGATGGTCTTCACCCATCTCCAAATTCTGCAGAAACTTCTGACGAATTAAAGCGTAAAGAAATGTTACGTAGAGCTGGCCTAAGAGCTAAGTTTAATAGATTTGCAAATGAAGATGGCACTATTAATTTAGGAAAGAGTGCATGGGAAGTTTATAACGGAGAAAAATTACTTTTAACTGCATCTGTTGATGAGTTATCTGGTGGTCGTTCAGAAGTTATGCACGACAGCATTGCAACTAAAGATTTCGGAACTAAATTACTTGAAAAAGTAAAGGCAAATGGTGTTGATAAGATTCGTTCTCTTATAAAGAGCGCTCAAGTTCCACCAGCTCCAGAAGCAGCTCCTCCAGCAGATTCTTCTGCCCCTCCAGCTGATGCAGCTGCTGAGCCAGTTGAAGATGCAGGCAATTCAGGAGATCCAGGAGCCAATGTTGTTGAAATGGCAGAAAAAGCCAGAGACTTACTTTCTGATTTAGTTGAAGGTGCAAGAGCCTTAACTGGTGAACAAGCAGAAATGGGAGCAATGGAAGGCGCACCAGCACCTGAAATGGGCGCAGCAGCTTCATTTAGCTCTGGAACACTAAATAATTTAAGAAAAGAACTTAACGGCACACTTAATACAGCCATGAAGGAAGCAATTGCTAACCTTAATGACCACATTCAAGAACTTGAAATGATTCAAGGTCTTTATGATAAGGGTGCAGTAACCAGCTCTAATCAAGGTACTGTTGGTAACATCGTTGAGGATGCACTAAATGAAACTAAGTCTGCAATTGCAGATGGTTTTAAGTTGATGACCGCTTTCGTCAAATACGCTCGTGGTACCAAAGCAATTGTCAAGCGTGCAGAAATTGAAGCAGAACTTGAGGCATTAGCTGAGGGAGAAAATATGACAGGCGAACATGACGCTAATAATGGCGATGATTTAATGGCCATGATCTCTGACACCAACTCCGATTTGGATGATGTCAAGAATTTAATGGCAGATGACAACGATCACGGTGGATTAGAACCACATGATGAGTTACTTGAAATGCTTGGTGGTGATGGTGGATTACCAGCAGATGATGCAAATGATCTAAAGGTTGATGTTAAGCCAGAAGCATTAGACAAACTTCCTCCTGGAAGCGTTGTTACAGCGGGTTTCGATTCTAAAGCAAGCCGCGCAGTTTTAAGAGCAAAATTGGCCGCAGATGCATTAGGAAAACAAGAAGATGGAGAAATCCAAGATATGTCACATGCAAAGTTTAGTGACATGTTACAAGAAGCAGATCATCTTGCTGATGGTCAAACTGCTCTTGATGTAAAGCCATCTGATAATCTTGGAAAAGTTGAAACTCTTCCTGAAGTTAATAAGGCCATGATGGATCTTGCAAAAGCTCCACCAAAGGTTCGTAAAGAAGCAGAAGCAATTTATAAGCTAGTTTCTGAAGGAAAACTTGATCCAGCTGATTTAGATGCATTAGTTGCAGAAGGATTAGATAAGGATGCAGTATCTTATTACAAGAAATACTGGGCACAAGCTGATGGTGGTTCTGAATTCGCAAGTGAATTAGTTAAAGAACATGTTAAAGCTCAATTAGAAGAAGAGATTAACAAGTACAAGATCAAATTAGCCAGAGCATATGAATTAGCTTATGATATGGTTGATCGTGATATGTGCGCACCAGAAAGAATGTATGTAACTGCTCAAGTAGATGAGATTATGAAGTTTAATGATGAATCTTTCGAATCATTAAAGAGAGTAGTTGCAAGACGCGAACCAGTTCTACGTAAGAATGCTGGACGTCTTCCACAAGTTGGTGTAATTGGCTCTGGTGAAATCAATACTGCTGCTCCAGCAGATGATGATTGGTCTCAATTGTCCGCAGCATTTGCTAAAACTTCCAAGAGAATGTTTTAAGCACTAAACAAATTGAATAGAGGATACTATGTCTAATAAAAGTGTATCAGATTTTGTCGCTGCAACTATGGATGCAGTTTTAAAAAGTGAAGCTCATAAGTCTTTATTTAACACACAATATAAGTTTGCATCAGATGAAAATGATGCAAAGTGTGCTAAATGTGGAAGTGGTTCTTGCTCATGTGACTCTGCAAGTGCAGACGATAATGATGCAAAAAAGAAAATGCCACCTTGGCTAAAAGATAAGAGCGATTCTGCAAGCGCAGATGATAATAATGACGCTCGTAAGAAAAAGGAAGAATCTTCTTCTTCTAGCAGCGACTCTGCAAGCGCAGATGACAATGACGCCCGCAAAAAGAAGGAAGAATCTTCTTCTAGCTCAAGTGATTCTGCAAGTGCAGATGATAACGATGCTCGTAAGAAGAAGGAAGAGTCTTCTTCTAGCTCAAGCGACTCTGCAAGTGCAAGCGATAGTTCTTCTATGGAATCTTCTGCTGCATTTGATATTGCAATTGATAGTTTATTAACTGCTTCTGCAGCATTAGACTCTGTTGGAATGGAAAAGTCTGCTGAATTCAGTTTGAAACTTGCTTCTTTTGTTGTTGAAGCAAAAAAGAAGGACAAGGATTCTAAGAAGAGCGATACTAATGACGCTCGTGCAAAAGCCAAGGAAAAGGCTACTAAGGAAAAAGAAAAAGCAGCAAAAGAAAAGGCCAAAGAAAAAGAGAAGCACGACACTCAAATGGCAAAAGATAAGGCAGCTAAGGAAAAAGCTAAGGCTAAGGAAAAGGCTGACAAAGAAAAGGCTGCTAAAGAGAAGGCCAAGTCATCTTCTTCTAAGAAGTAATAACGAGGTCAATTATGTTTAAAAAAGCTAGTTTTGAAGACGAGATCTATCATTCGATGGAAAAACAACTTGTAGCAACACAAGTTGAAAATGAACATGGATTCAAGAGGCTAGCACAAGCTGCTGATTATCTCAACGCTGCCGCTGAGATTTTTGAGCAAGCTGGTATGTCAGAACAAGCAGATGAAATAACTGAAGTCTTGCATGGATTATCTCAACAATTATCCGGCAAGACTTCTTAATTTTAGGATCTTTAATGATTAAGAAAAGCATATTTGAAGATGAATTAATTTATGGCATGCAACGTGAATTGCAAGCACATGATAAAAAACAAGGTATGAATAACCTTGTTAAGGCAGCTGATTATCTTCAATCTGCAATTGAGATTTTTGAAGAGGCCGGACTTACATCAAAAGCTGATCAACTTTTAAAAATATTAAATAAAATTGCAAATGATGAACAAAATGCGTGGCATACTAAAGGATTAAATCCAGATAAAATGACCAATAATTTAAATCAGCATGGAACAGTATTTAATATGGTAGATGATTCTAGTGCAGAAGATGATTTACTTAATGTAGAAGTTGGAAATGAACCTTTAGAAGTATCAGACCCAAACCCTGAAAAAACCTTTGAAGATAGCGATTAAATTGTTATATACTGAGTAGGTATAGTTAGAAAAGGCTCACATGCTCAGATTAGTTCAAGTTGGTAATACACTTCCAGCCTCATTTATAGTCGATCCTTCAGCTGAATTTCAGCCAGGACAAATTGCCGAATTAACAGTAATTGGAAATCAAGTAATGGCAACCATTAGTAATGGTACTGCTCCAATTGGCGTTATTGACGATATTAAAACAAAAGCTTTTACTAATGTATCATGGAATGAAGTAGTAATTGTTCCAGCAGTTGGTGTTTCTGGTCCAGGCGGAACAATAGTAACCCCAATTGATATTAAAGCTGAACTTAAAAAGCCAAATATTATTGCATCTAGTTTTAATTCAACAGTTAATGTTGTTTTAAATCCTGTAAATGGTATTATTACATTTGTTGCTGGAACTCAATTAAATTTTGATTTAATGGGAACTGGCTCTCCTAATGCAATTAGAACTATTGTTAATTATACTTATCAAGTAGCAAATATTCCTGGAGATGATAGTACTCAAGGATCAGGTAGAGTTACTGTTTGGTTTAATAGAATGTTTTTCCAAACAGATCAATATGAAACCAATCAACAATATCCTGTTAGAGCTAATTTATATGTTTCTGAAACAGGTTTCTTAACTACTAGAAGACCAAGTAGTATTCATCCTGCTGTAGCTATGGTTACTGCCCCTCCTACTCCAATGAATCCCATGTTGGAAATTTTATGGTATTAATTCGGTAATTTATTGAAACTGTTGATATAAGTTTGTATGGAGGTGTTTACATGCACTATTTATACAGAATCACAGATACATTAAATAATAAAGTTTACATTGGTCAGGCAGTAAATATTCAAAGACGCTGGACAGATCATAAGTGGAATGCTAAACAAGAAAATGCAATTCAATATATTAGTCGAGCTATGAATAAATATGGAATTTCAAATTTTATTTTTGAAGTTATTGCTACTTGTCGCAATCAAGATGATGCTAATGAAATTGAAAGTATTTTAATAGAACAGTATAATAGTCGAAATAAAGAATATGGTTATAATATCAAGCCTGGTGGAAATAACTCTCCTCAGGCAGAAGAAACGAAAGAAAAAATACGTCAAGCTACAATTAAACAAATTGCTGAAAAAGGCCATCCCGCTCAAGGCCACAAATGGAGTGACGAACAAAAAACAAATTTAAGCATAACTTTAAAAGCGTTGGATAAAGAAGCCATTTATACCGAAGAAGTTCGTCAAAGAATGTCTGAAGCTCATATAGGAATTAAAGACTCTGAAGAGACTAAGCAAAAGAAATCTGAAAGCATTAAAAATCAGTGGCAAATTCGAGGTAATTACGATTCTAAAAAATGCGAAGCTGCTTGTTGCGAAGTATCTGGCAAAGCTAAATATAAGATAATTAATGGAATTCGCTATTGCAATAAACATGGCTTACGAATGTTACGTTATAATAGATTAGATACTTTAGATAGCTAATATCGTTGCATATTATAGAATAAATTGATCTATTGAGGCACATATGACTTTTAAACATGTAAAATTCGAAGATTCTGTGGTAATGCGCTCTTTGGAGAAGCTTGCCAAAGATAAAGGTTTAGTAAAATCTGAAGAAATTACTAAAACCGCAGCGCCTAAACTAGATTTATCTCCATCAGGAGCATTGATTAATAACGTTTTAAAGCTTTGTGAGGGCTTAAGACAGTCTGGTTTAATCAAACACGCAGATGATTTAGAAGAGAAGTTTATAAATTACAAGCAAGCCCAAACATTATATGAAGCTCATTCTGAAAAGGGTGAAGATTTAATTGATCGCGCTCATCCAAAAGGAAGTCATCATCTTGAAGATGTTGAGGGCGATGAAGCGGTAATTGAAACTATTTTAGATCAACAGCTTAAAGCTTTAGATATGATTAAAAAGGTTCCAACTGGAAAATTATCTAATGCAAGTTCAATAATTGATGCTGTAAAAGTTGTTTTAGCGCAATCTCCATTAACAGTAGATAGCGTAAAACAAGTTGCAAGAGAAGTTGTTGCAACTATTTCAACAATAGATTCTATGACGGGTGATGAACTAACAGTTTCACTTAGTAATTTCGTATCACACGCTCAAAAATTAGCAGAAAATCCAACAGTTTATAATTTAAAAGAAATGAAAGCGCTTTTAAATAGATTATATAAAAGATTAGATCCATCTATTAGTGGCGCTAGTATGGGTTTAGGCGGAGTTAGCGATTATACTTGGAATAGACTTCAAAATTTATTAAGTAAAGCAAATAATTTAGTTGAGAAGGCAGTTTCTCTTCGTGTAAAATTAGATCAATCAGAATCAGAATCAGCATCATTAGAAGGTCATGAAAGTCCAGAATCTGGCGGACAATCTAGAACTGGCGAGACCGTTGTAATGAATGCAGAAGGTAAGCAATTTATTTCTCAAGTAAATAATTATTTATCTCAATTAAGCGGGTTTCAAGTTGCAATAGAAAATGACCCTGAAAACTCTGCCGCTGATAAGAGTCAAGCAAATGCATGGATTTATGGAAAGATAAATGCATTAAATGGTTTAAAGCAACAATTCTTATCTGAACAAGATCAAACTGTACAAAATAATAAGGCAGCTGGATTTTTATCAGCATTAGGTAAAAATGTAAAGGATTTTGCAAAATTTAAGAGTGAATGGATTGGCTAATATGTCTGATAGGCTAAAAAAATTAGTTCAAGAAATTAATAAATATGCGCAGGTCCCAACAAGAAGCAAGGGATCTAAAACCACTGTTGCGCCAAGCAAATCAGAACCAATTTCAAACGTACCACATAAGACAACAAATATTCCCAGTGTAAAACCTATTGGTGGTGGAGCAAATCCAAGTGAAGACGTTAAAAAGATGCAACAAGCTATTTTAAATTTAGCTGATGTAGCATCTGCGACTGATGTAACATCAATGTCTGGAAATCAATCTGGTAAATTAACTGGTAATCAAACTAGAGCAATTCCAGTTGTTGATGATAAAAATATAAAGCCAGGTGATTTAACTAAAGATCAAGCGGCTGATTTGAATGCACAAACTAAAGATGATAAAAATTATCTTGGTGGTTCAGATGCATTTGGAAATTTTATAACTCAAAATTATTTGAAAAATAGTCCATTTATTGGAAAACAATATTTAAATACAGATGTTTCTGGTCAAGAAAATAGACAATCTGCATCAATTAAGCCAACTAATTTAAGGGGAATAATTGATACTATAAAAAGAGTTGGCTCACCAAATGCAAAAGGTGAAAAATCAGTAGATGGTTTGTGGCAAACTAGAACAAATAATGCTTTACATGTAATTCGTGATTTGGTTTCTGCAATGTTATCTTTTACTAAAGATATGAACATTAAGGTGCCTGGATATACAGAAGATGATTTAAAAAAGTTTAGAGTTCCAGAATCTTATAATGATATGAAGTCATCTGAAGAAATTTCTAGTATTGCAAAAGGTTTGACATTGCATTTGAATGCTATGATTAAGTTTTTTGAAAATTTGAATGCTCAAATATTTAACAATAAAGATTTTAGAAAATATATTGATCAAAAAGAACCATTTGCAAAATATACAAGAAACATTCAAATACCAAATAACATGAAAGTATTTGGAATACCTGGAATTCAATTTAGCTGGATTAAAGATCCAAAACAAAATTGGATTTCATTGAATGAATTATCTAGTTTAGATAATTTTAAGGGATTTTTGCGTAGAACTTTAAATTTAACTAATCCAGATCAAGAGTCAATAAATAAAGTTTTTGATTTAGTATATAAACAAATAAACACGCAATCAGATCCTGGATATTAAGGAAAAATTGATGTCATTTATAATAGAAGATGAAAATTTAATACATCAATTGGTAAAGTTATCACAAACTCCTTTACCACCGCAACCAAGCCCTAAACAATTTATAGATATTGCAAAAGAGCTTGTAAAAAATTTACAGACTGAATTATCTGGTGAAACTATTTTTACAGCAGAAAGAGATAATGCTGATCTTAGTCAAGCACATATAGTTAATGTAAATGATTTATTATTCTTTTTAAATTATAATGAAATTAAAGCTAACGGTAAAAGTTTAGTTTTTAAAGCTCAAAATTTTGATTTAAAAAATTTAGGTGATGATGGTAAATTATATGTTGCATATCCTACTCAAGGTGAAGCAATGTATTATATTTATAGAGATGGTTTGGCTCGTTATTTAGAAGATCTAAAAAGTAAAGTTACTGATAATCCTATTTTTACTGCTATGTTAGTTAAATTAACTAATAAAATTAATGCAGAGTTACCTTTACCAAAAAGACCAGAGACTCAAGTAGCTCCATCTACGCCTCCTCAATCAGTTAAACCAGAAAAAGAAGGTGAGCCATCTTCTAGTGGTAGTACTGGTCAAGTAACACAACAAACATTACAACAAATGGCTTTAGCTTTACCTCTTGATGCTAATGATATTGATTTTGTAAGAATAAATAATTTCTTTATGTTGTTTAAACAGCTTTTAGCAAATTCAAATAATCCAAGAGCAAGTGATATCAATCAAACAATGTATGATGTTCAAACAAAAATGAATTTTGTTAGCACAGATCAAACTAGAACACCATTACAACAATTTAATCTATATTCTGATCCTGAAGCAATTGTAAATATATTAAAGCCACCAGTTGCTGGAAGATATGTTCCATTTTTACATAACTTACAGTTTATAGTAGATGGTGCTGCAAGAGTTGTTGATGCTTTTTATGCAATGTATGCAAGACAAATCCCTGGCGAAGAAAATCGTCCGGTTTTTACTCCAAATCAAAGATCTTTAATTGAGGCGCAATCTAGAGGCGGCGATTCTTATGTTATGAGAAATAAAGAAAGCCTTCAAAGCCTAATAAATAGATATAAAGAATTATGAAAAACAATAGTGAAATCAGTTTTTATGTAGATACTATGATAGTAGAAACCCTACTAACAGATCAGGTATTGTCTAAAACTGCTCAATCTGGAGTTTTATCTCAATTAGTTGAAAAAGTAAAGGGATATGTTGGAAGTCATATTGATCCAAATGATAAATCTGGTAGTTTGCTTAATATATTAGCTCCAGGTGCCATTTCTGTTACATTTAGTGCTTTAGGATTACCTTGGTTAGGTATTTTATTTGGTTTGGCAATGAGGGTTTTAAATATTGATGTTAAAGGTATTTTAAAATCTATTTGGGACAAATTAAAAAGCTCTTTAGGTAATGATAAGCAAATTTCTTCTAGTGAAGTAGATAATATTGTAAATTCATCTGTTCAAGAACATAGTTCTCCAGCAACACAAGAAGAGGCTGATAAAGCCGCACAATTAATGCAACAAAAAACATCTTCATTATTGAGAGATGCTAAATTATTAAAATTAGCTATGATTGAATTTGATAATATTGAATTTAATAAAACTGCAGCACCTTCATCATTTTTATCAGCATATAGTGCAAAAAAAGCTTCTACAACTAGTTTATTATCTAAAGTATTAAGTTGGATTTTTAAAGTTTCAATTGCATCTGCTGGATTAATGGTCGCGGGTGATGTTATTAATAAATTTTTGGGTCGCCCTAATGCATTGGATGGAACTATTCAAAATGGAAAAGAAGTAGAACAATCTCAAACTCCATTATATACATCTAAACAAACCAAATTTAAAATTAATACTAATTATGTAAATGAAAATAAAAATGCAGGCAATTCTAATTGGGTTGAAAATGTATCAAATGATAAACAATCAGTAGAATCAATGTTAGTTAATTTTGCAAAACAAGTTTATCAAGGATTAGATGGATTAGAATCAATTATAAGATCATCTCCTGCATTTCAAGTTATTGCAGATAGAATAGCTTTTTATAATCAAACATCTGCTGGAGATGCTATGGTATTTATTCCAAAGTATTTTACTTCAAAAAAACAAATTGTTGATATGTTTATTGATGATGTGGCAGAAAAAGCACCATAATAATGCATAGCTCGACATATTATTACTATTACTTTTTAGGATGAATAAACCATGAAAAACAGTGAGATTTTCGATAGCTTTGTAAAAATAGCCCAAGAAAAGGGAATGATCTCTAATGATTCTAGTGCCTCTAAAAAGAAATTAGAACAAACTGGTCGTGCAGACTCTTTGGATATTTCAGCTATTGAAGCATTATATGGTGTTAAAGGTAGCACTTCAAAAGATATGGAATATGAAAAAAATATTATGGAAGTTGCTCATCCAAATTCTATTGTTATTTCACCATCATATGATAAACTAAATGGATTAGTTGAAAGCGAAATTGAAAGACAAAATATTAATTTACATATTGTTAATAAAACGCCAGACGGATTACAGACAAAACACAAATATGCTGAAAAAGAATTAACATTATCTTTAGTTAGAATTGCTAATGATTTAGATAATAGAAATGAAGATTCACTTCGCACATTAGCTGATTTTTGTTTATTGCAAGTAAGTAAAAAAAAAATTAAAAAAGTAGCAAATCCACTTGCAATAGCTTTGGTTGTTGGAGCTGCCGCAATATTAGGTGGACTTTATCTTAAACAACATATTGGGCTTATTAGCGATGGTATAGAAAAAGACCATCAAAAATTGATTTCAGAAATTGATGATTTAATTAATTCTAATTCTAATTGGGGAGTTGGTTATAAATATAAACCAGAATTTATTCAAATGATGAGATCATTTAGAGATAAATTAACGGCTTTTTATGGTGTTTATAGTCAAATAGCTCCAGCAATTGATGAGCTTGAAAAGCCAAGAGATGCTGCCGAATTACTTCAAGTTGCAAATAGTCCAAAAACAATTAATTTTATTAAATATTATAATGCATTTAAAAATGCAGCCAATTCATTGTATCCAATGATTAAGAAAATTCAAGAAAATTTTGCAAATGAATCTTATAAGCAACGTCAAATTCAAGATAAAGGTGCATTAACTTCTTTAATTGACGCCCCTCAAATCTTTCATGGTGGTAAAGGTTTAATTGCAGATGATTTCGATGATGTTAGACATGCATTAGATACTTATGTTAATGATATTGCAAATGTATCTAAAGTATTATCTGAAGCAGAAAATTTAAAGCAAAAAGCAACTACAGAAATGCAAGAAGCATCTATGGAAAGCAATACTTTATTAGGTCCAGGACCTTCTGAAAATACATCTAATAGAAATGTTAGTGATATTGACCAAGAAGGTGGGGATTTAGAAAAACAACTTAAGGAACATGGATTTTTAGGATAAATATAGTAATAATTGCTTATTTATTTGCTTAAACATAATTTTTATTACAAATCTGGTAATAATGAAATATGTTCTTTAGATTTTGTAAGTTAAGGTGTAAGTAATCATATCAATGACAAGCTCTTGATATTAGAAATTTAGGAAAATAAAATGGCTTTAAAACTATTACAACCAGGTTGCCAACCATTAGGTCAATTTGACGGTCTTGATACTGAAGTATTAACTCTTAAGGGTGGAGAAGTTGTTACATTAGTATCTTCTGTAGTACCACCAGGAGACAAGGCAGCAGCCGATTCTTTCGATGGTTATACTAACCCAGCTGGAACTCAAAAGCGTCCAGTCGTAACCAAGACATTAGACGCCTATGCTCGTCCATTAATGCTTGCTGATGAAGGTGTTTCTGGATACGGTACATTATTCGGTACTGTTGTTGGTGGTACTGTTGGTCAAACAACTTACGGTGTTGGATCTACTGTTCCAGCTTCTGCATTACTTGGACCACACACTGCAACTGGTTCTGGCAAAGTAACTTGCTGGGAAAAGCCAGGTCTTTACGCAGTATCTCTTGATGCATGCGACACTACTGTTTCTACAGGCCTTCAACCAACCAATACTACTATTGATACTGGTAAGCCACTTTATTACACCACTGCTGGACTTTTGACTCCAAACGCCGCAGCAGCTCCATTAGGACTTGGTGGTGCACAAGTAGTTGTCGGTCGTTTCGTAGATTTCGAAACCAACGGTTCTTTGGTAACCACTCCAAACAGACTAGTTGCCGCTCTAAACAGCCCATCTGGTTTAATATCTTCAGTTGGTCCTCGTCAATTTGCTTTCGCAACTTTCTACTTCAACCCACCAGCAGCTTAATCGCTCTGAATTGATTTAATTCTAGCCGAGTGGCTGGAAGAGACATGAAGTCTCAAATCTCGTAAAAAGGAACCACTCACTTTCTTTAAGTTAACTTTCAAGCTAGTAAGACTGGCAAAAAATTCCACTAGGAGATTTCATGAATATGTTCAATCAACAAGGCCAAATGAACGCCTCATCCCTTAAGGATGCATTACAAACTCTTGTTAAGTATGCCGCTGTTCTAGAAGAGAACACCCCATCTAACATGGGTCTTGCAGGTCAAACTGCATTAAGCGACGATAAGCGTGATGAGCTTATTTCTCGTGCAATTATGACTCAAGATGGCAAGATTGCTTTAGCACAAGCTATGGCAAACCCAATCCGTAGAAACTTAGATTACCACGGTATCGCACGTAGAGCACTTGTAGTAGATCCTCTACCACAAGGAGCAATGCCAACTTACGATAGAGATATCGATGTTGCTGCCGTTGTTATTTCTTCTAACGGTACTGGTCCAGAATCTAGAGTTTTCGGTGACAGAGTAGTTGTTCCAGAATTCGAAATTTACGCAAACCCAACTGTACGTATCGCTGAAGTAAAGCGTCGTAGATTTAATGTTATCGACAGAGCTGTTCAAAAGGCACGTCAAGAAATCATGGCACAAGAAGATGCAAACATTTTCGCAGCTCTTGATGCAGCATCTTCTGTTGAAAACGTCTTAACTGACATCGCAGATGCAGGTCTTCTTAAGAGAGACCTTGTTGAAATCAAGCAACAAATTGATCGTTGGGACTTAGTTACTACTAAGTACTTCATGAACATCAATGAGTTCACTGATATCCTTAAGTGGGGAGCTGGTGGCGGACAAGGTGTCGGTGGTGGTGACTTCGATCCAGTAACTATGAGAGAAGTTCTACAAACTGGTCTTTATGCCCACATCTGGGGAACTGACATTATGGTATCTAAGATCGTTCCACCAGGAACCATCTACGGTGCAGCAGATCCAGAGTTCGTTGGAGTAATGCCAATTCGTCAAGACATTGAAGTTCTTCCAGCAGATGAACCAAAGCAACTTAAGTTAGGTTGGGTTGTTTCTGAAATCATCGGAATCGCTATCGTTAACCCACGTGGTTGCGCAGCAGGAAGAAAGAGCGTTGTTACTGGAGCTTAATCCTAATAACACTATATACTTAACCTTGATTTTAATCGTAGGTTGATTTTAAAAAAGCCATCGAAAGATGGCTTTTTTGTTGTTATATGGCAGGTGTATATGTTAAATAAAGGATTATTATGATTTCAATTAATTTATATGAAGAATGTAAAAAATTATATTTAGAAGGCATGTCTGTTGCAAAAATTTGTGAATTAAAAAAATTAGATAGACACAATTTGTCAAAAAAATTTAAAAAAGATAATTTAGAGGTCAAAAAAGGATTTTCTTATGCACGCAAATATAATCTTAATGAACATTATTTTGATGTAATTGATACTGAAGAAAAGGCTTATATTTTAGGTTTTATATATGCTGATGGCAACAATTTATTTCAAACAAATAGAGTTGCAATACAATTATCTATTGTAGATAAAGAAATACTTGAAAAATTTTCTCAAATTATGTTTGGTCAAGAAAATTTAAAATATTGTAAAAAGAAAAATAATAAAGGTAAAGAATTTGAATATGTTAGTTTAAATATGTATAGTGAGTATATGAGTCGTCATCTTGCAACTTTAGGTATAATCGAGCGCAAATCAAAATTAATTACATTTCCAGAATGGCTTGATAAATCATTATATAAACATTTTATTAGAGGATTAATTGATGGAGATGGTTGGATTTATTTGGCAGAAAATAATAGATTAAGTCCAAATGTAGGTTTAATATGTACTCGTCAAATAAATGATAAATTATCAATTTTATTTGAAAAACAATTAGGTCTTAAAAGTTATCTTTGTAAAGCGAATAAACAAGATTTTGATGTAATGTGTGAAATTAGAATAAAAAATTATCATCAAACTAAAATTTTACTTGATTGGCTTTATAAAGACGCTACTATTTATTTGAAAAGAAAATATGATTTATATCAAAATTTCCTTTATAAGTATGATAATATAAGAGATCAAAATAAGTAAATACTACATAATTTAATATTTCTATAGGTAGGACTTCATATGGCAACTAAATATCCAGCACAAATAGATACCACAACAAATCTACCAACACAAGTTGATGATTCATCTGCTGTGACTGGCAAATCTGTCAATGATTTGCGAGATACTATTTTAAGAATTGAAACTGAGCTTGGTGTTAAACCAAGTGGAACTTATGGAACCGTTCGCGCCCGTTTAGATGCATTAGAAGCATTAATCGGTAGTGGAAGCGGTGGAGTTCATTTAGGCGGCGATTTAGGTGGCACTAATAACACTCCTAGAGTAATTGGCTTGAGAGGCATTCCAATTTCTAGCATTAGCCCAATACCAGGACAGGTACTTGGATTTGATGGCCTTGCATGGACTCCAGTAAATGGTGGCGGTGGCCCAGGAGTTACGTTTGATGTTTCTTTATTTGGACTAAATTTTGTTGAAGTTGGTGAAATAGTTAATGGTCCAGTATTTACAGCAATGTATAATAATACTCCTGTTAGTGCAACACTTACTGATAATTTTTATAATGTTCCATTAGATGTTAGTGCAACACCATATTTATTTTCAAGTAATGAAGGCTTTTTGATGAACACCGCTGGAGCCAGCGTAATATTTACATTAACTGCAAGTGACGGTGCTCATAATGGTACTGATACTAATGTTCTTATTTGGGTAGAAAAAATTTATTATGGGGTTGGTGCTCCAGGACAAAGCTCAGCTTCATTTATTAAAAATTTACCTGGTGTATTATCTGGAACTCAATTAGAAAGTTTTACAGTTAATCCAACTTCAAGTGAAAAAATTTATTATGCATTTAGAACTGGAATGACTGTTCCAACATTTTATTTTAATGGTTTTTCTGGTGGATTTACTTTAGTTTCTACAACTATTGCAGTTACTAACACTTTTGGAATAACTGAAAATTATACATTATATGAAAGCGATAATATAGGATTGGGTTTGACTACAGTATACTTGCTATGAATAATTTGCTATATATTTGAATATTTTATGGAGTCTAACCATCAATGTCTAAAAAATTTCCACCAGCATCACAATCTAGTTCAGGTGGTGTAAAATTAAATAAAGATCTAGGCGGATCTGATGACTCTCCTATTGTAATAGGAATACAGGGTAATTTTGTATCTTCAGAAAAGCCATCTGATGGTTATGTTTTATCTTGGAATGCGATAGATAAACAATGGGAGCCATCTTTATTATCTACACCAAGTGGTGCAGTTGGTGCAACTGGTCCGAAAGGATCAACAGGATCAATTGGCCCTCAAGGAAGTCAAGGAATTACTGGAGTAACTGGGCCTACTGGCCCTCAAGGACCAACCGGAACTATTGGTGCAACTGGACCAATTGGTGGCATTACTGGAACGGCTGGCGGCAATTTAACTGGCACATATCCAAACCCAACTGTTAATAAAATTAATGGAGTTGCAGTGCCTTCAGCATTAACTGCAACTACTGGTATGGTAATGCAAATTATTGGACCAACAGCTTTAACATATGATTTTATATCAGACCAAAATGTTGGAACAGCAGCGGCAATATCTGGAACAAAAATTAATCCAAATTTTGGAACTCAAAATATTACAACTTCTGGAATGGTATTAGCTGGTACTGGAACATTTAATGGTCCATTAACTGCGTTTAGTGTAAATGCAACCGGTGCAGCTGCTTTCATGTCTATTGGAACTGGAGTATCTACAACTGGACAATTAAGATTTGGTTCAGTTGCGACTCAAGTTGCTATTAGAAATAAAGCAAATACTGGTGATTTTGCCGCAATTTCTAGTGATGTAAATGATCAATTAATATTAGGATCTACATCTTGGACGTCAGCTATTTTAACAAGCGGCGGTAATAATATTTTACGTGGAGCTTCAATATTTGCTCAAGATTCAGCTGGTGCAGCAAATAGAATTGTTATTAGCTCAGTAAATATTGGTGGAGCACTACCATTTGGAGGATCTTCTACAGATAGCAAACCATTTCAAATTTTAAGAAGAACAGCATCTTTCAGTACTGATGCTAATATTACATTAAATAATGCTCAATATGATGGTGGTATAGTTGAAGTTTCAAGTTCAGTACCACTAACTGCAACAAGAGATGTTATTGCCCCATTAGTTTCTGGTGCTTTTTTAATTGTTAATAATCAAACTACTGGCGGACAATCTATTAGAGTTATAGGATCTTCTGGAACTGGCGTTACAATATCAAATGGAACCAGAGAATTATGTTATTCTGATGGAACTAATTGGGTCGCCGCTGTTATACAACTTGCAGGAGATCTTGGCGGAACAACTGATTTACCAGTAGTTAGATCAATTAGCGGTGTAACCGCTGGTGTAACTGGAGCTATTACAACTAATGTTCCTATTACTGCGGCTCAAACTACATTAAATTCTGCATCATTAGTTCCAGTAGTTGGAAATAGTACATCTTATCAATCTACTGGCGCAACAGGATTAGTTCAGATTTATACTCATCCAGACAATACTCTTGGTGATTGGACAACTACTGTTATAGGAAGAGATCATTCTAATAATGGAAGCTTCTGGAGAGGCGATTTTATATTTACAACTCAAAGATTTAATAACGGTTCTGGAGTTGGAACTGGACCAATAATGTCTCCTAGCGGACCAGTTGCAATAAATATAAGATCTGCTGGTACTGGTGTAGCTGGTCCAAGCGGATTTGTAGGAGGATATTCTCCATCTATTCAAGTTTCAGGAACCAATATTAACGTTCTATTTGGTATAACAACTGGAACAATAGATTGGAATATAGTTTCTCAAATCGCTATAAGACAATGAGGATAATATGATTGGCGTTGGAAAAGCAGTAAATGGCGGAATATTATCTAATGCTGGACCACTTAATATTCCTGGGTGTGTTATTTGGTTACGATCAGATATGGGCATTACATTAAATGGAAGTAATCAAGTAACTAATTGGGCAGATCAATCTGGATTTTCAAATCATGCTTTTTCATTTGGCGCTTTGCAACCTTATGTATTAAAAGATCCTGCTATTAATAATTTACCAAGCATTCAAATGAATAAAGTTGTTAATGGATCATTTTTTATACCATATAATCCAAGTTTTCAACCAGCAACATTTTCAGCATTATCATATTTTGTTGTATATAGATATAATTTATTACCACAAACATTTGGAACAGTAGTAAGTAGTGTTTTTTCTGGAGCATGGACAGATGGTTGGGGGTATGGCGATGTAGATGGTGTTGCTAATAATACTGGAGCTTTCGTTTCAAATTATTTACCATCTACTGGATTAAGTGCAAATTCAACCAGCACTAGTTGGAGGGCTGCAGTAGTAGTTTATGATGGCATTACTAATGCTACTGTTAGTACTTATCATAATAATGTATTATTTGCTCAAGGATCAAGAGGTCTAGGTAATGTCGTTTCTTCAGGTAATCGTCAAATAGTTATTAGCGGATATACTAATTCTGGTGGAAATGGCTCTATTGTAGGATTTGTTGGAATGGATATAGCAGAATTTGGTTTTTGGACAAGAAATATTAGTAATAATGAATTATCTATTTTACATTCATATAGTTCAGCTAGATATGGCTTACCATAATTTATTTAGTAATAAAATACTATGATAACTATGATAATTATGGTATAATAGCATGGAGTTTTGATGCCTACTGATATTCTTAGTAAAATAAAACCTAAAAATAATGGCCAGTTTCCGGCTTATGATGATATTGATGCCTATGGAGGGTATCAAGTTAGGACTACAACTACTGACAGAAATTCTATACCTACTTTAAATCGTAAAGCTGGTATGTTAGTTTATGTTCAGGCTGATGGTTATTTTTATCAATTAGGTGGTGGTTTAACTAATAGTGACTGGACAGTATCTAGTTTTGGGAGCGGCTCTGCTTCATTAATAGGAGATGTTACTGGATTTACTACCTCAACTACTGTTGTTAAATTACAAGGAAATGCATTACAGTCAGGAACATTGGGCTCATCTCAAGATGGATATGTTCTAACTTGGGTAAATGGATCTTCTCAATATCAACCTAAACCAACAAACGCATCTAATTTTGTTATAAATAGAGTTACGACATCATATCCAGTAGTTGCATCAGATCAAATAATTTCTATTGGAACAACGTCTGGACCAATAAGCATAACTTTGCCCGCATCTCCGATTCTTGGCAAATGGTTTATAATAAAAGATGCTGCTGGATTGGCATCATCTAATAATATTACAATAGTTGGTAATGGCCACAATATTGATGGAGCTGCTACTTTGATACTTAATTTAAATTATCAAGCATTAAATGTAGTATATGATGGCGTTGGCTGGATAATAACTTAAGGATAATTAAATGACATATAGCATTCCATTTCCACATAATAAACCAAGGGATGGTTATTCTTTAAATTTTAAAGCATCTACTGGTTTATTTGAGCCACAACCATCTGCACTACCACCATTAAATCCAAAAGATTTCGGATGTCCTTGGGACAGTATTCATGACGACCTTCCTGGTTGGACAGCGATGATGAATTCTATTCCAGATAATTATAGTGGAGTTAGAAGGATTATACTTCCTGCTGGATTTGGTTTTTTTTCTGATCATATTAGAATTAATAAACCAGTTCATATAGAGGGTCAAAGTGGTGGTGATTGGTTTATTAATGGTGGATTTTATCTTCCACCAGGAAAAAATATTTTCGTAGATTGTGCAGCAATTGGCGATACTATTCATGATGCTTCTTGGACAAAATTTTCTCATGTATCATTTGCTTCTACATTAATGCAATGGCAAACTGATCTTGGCTCTTTTGGAGAATTTGGAATTGGTCAAGGTTATGTAACACAAGGTTTTTATAAATCTCCACAACGTGTAGATGCAACTTTTTTTGAAAAAGGAACAGTTACTGCAAGAGGGGCGGTTAATAATACTACTTGCTTCTTTAGAGCTACAGTTGGTGGCATCAGTGCCGGAACTACACCAGGATCAACAGCTAACGAGCCAGCAGGATTCACTTCTACAATTGCAGGCGTAACATTTACAGATGGTGGAGTTACTTGGATATCAGAAATGTATCCAAAAGACTATTCTACTACAGGATACAATTCTACTGGTTTATATAGGGTTGGAGATCGTGTTTTCGTTCCTGGAGAATGTAGATATTATTGGGAAGTAATTCAAGCCGGTGCCCCAGATCCAACTGGAGCTACAAATACTAGTTTTACTTTTCCTCTTTATATGGCAGATTCAACTCATGCAAATGGTCAAGATACATTTTCTGATGGATTTACATATACATTAGCTGGAACAACAGCCTCTATTACTGCTGCCTCTGGAGGCTTACAAACATTAACGGGTTTGAGTGGAATGACTGCTCAAATGGTTGGAAGTTATTTGTGGGTTACTGGTGCCGCAAATTCATTAAATAATGGCGTACATTTAATATCTAATTTTATTTCATCATCAAGCGTTCAGATATCAACGGCATCTGGCGTTGGAACTGATGCAAATAACGGATCTATACATTGGACAGTATCACAAAAAGGAGCTGCCGCTTCTATTACTGCTGCCTCTGCGGGATTACAAACAATTACCGGATTAACAAATATGTCCGCAGGTTCTGTTGGTAATTATTTGGTTATTTCTGGAGCTGCCACTGCCGCAAATAATGGTTCATATTTAATAACTAATTTTATTTCATCATCAAGTGTAAAAATTGCTAATGCGGCCGGCCTTGCAACAGATGCTAATAATGGTACTATTGGTTGGAGAGAATCTAGTCTTGTATGGAAAACTAAATCACACTCTGCATTAGTTATAAATTGTAATTTCGTAAAAGTACAAGATTGTTATGCACAAGGATTCACCAACGCATTCGTATATGCTCTTTCTACAACTGGTTCTGTTCCAGCTGCATATAGCGATTTTACAAAAATAGAAAAATGTATTGCTGGTTATTGTGGAATGGGAATATTTTTATCTGGCGGATTTGATACTAATGGTTGTATAGTAAGAGATTTTGAAACATTACAGTTTGGAATTGGAAGAACTATTAAAGATGCGAATATCGGAACTGGTGGTCATACAGTTTGGGATAAAGGTTTAAGAAACTCTATTCAAAGATGCTATGCACAATTTACTAATGCCCCAGCTTATTATACTACTGGCGCAAGTACTGGAACATTTATTGATTGTGATAGTGAAAATGGCACTTATTTAGATTTATTTCTTGGAAGCAATAACATTATTATAAGGCAAAGCACTATTGGAATTAATCCAACAAGTACATCTGCAATGTTACTTGATTATAATGGTGGAGGCTTATCTACACAAAATAGTGCCGTAAGTCCAGTAGTAAATTGGAATCCTGGTTTATCAAAACGTGTTGATACTCCATATGCAGAACAACATTGGTCTGCAGATAATGTTGGATATAATAATTTGCGTTGGGAATATCAAGGAAATAGAGCATTTAGCTTTCAACTTCCAGCTATTGCTGGTACGGGTTGGTGGGGAAAGTTTCATGGAGCATATGTAAATCGTATTTTCCTTGGAGAATCTCAATATCCAGCAGCAGAAGGTCCAGGACACTGGAGAGATTATTGGGGTCATTTTAATGGTCCAATTACTCCATATTATAGCGGTATAGACGTAAATGGAATTAGAGATGTACAAGTACGTGGTGGTCAACGTATTCTTGGAGATAAGTTTAAAATTCAAGGCGCTGGCAATGTTGGCGTATGGGACGAAATTATAGTTACGACTGCTGGATATCAGGGCAAACTATGGGCAAGTAACCAAAATGTTGGTATAGATAATTTTGGCTCTCCAGTTTATTATGGTTCTTTTGGAACATTAAATGAGCCTACAACAAATATTGCTGGAACAACATTATCTGGTCAAAGTGGTTCGCTTGGAAGTATAGCATCAGTATCAACTCCATTAGCTACAATTACTGGCCTTACGGGTATGACTCCACAATCTGTTGGTCATATTTTACAAATTAGTGGTGCTGGAATTAATAATAATGGATGTTGGCTAATTACTAATTATATTTCAGCTACATCAGTTAAAATTTATAATCCATTTGCAATTGTAATTAGTAATTTTACTTGGTCAGAACGCCTTCTAAATGGATATGTATTAAGTGATGGTGTAACAGTAATTTCTGGCCCTGGTGGCAAAGTATTTAAATGTACAACTAGTGGAACTCCAGGCGTTACAGAGCCTAATTGGTCAACTGCAACAACTATTGGAAACACAGTTACAGATGGTTCTATAACATGGACATATATTGGAAATACTCCAACTTACGCATATAGTAATTTTGTTGAAGATCAAAAAATATCTCGTTTACCACAAACAAGAACATTATGGGCAGATGGATACATGACAGATGGTTATATAAATGCTCCAAAGTCTGCATCTGCAAGTTTTAGAGTAGATGGATATACTTCATCAAATACTGCAAATCAAACTATATTTAATATGGATAATGCATTATTTACAACTCCATTGACGGCAGGCTCTTTAGTTGATAATGCAGAATATCATGTTGAAGTTTTAATTACTTGCAAATCTCCTGGAGCACATACTGAAGCAGGATCTTCTAAAATAAGTGGAGATTTTTATAGAGATGGCGGATCGCTTGTAAGAATAGGTGCATTAGATAATAATTTATCTAATTTCTTATCTGGAAGTACTTGTAGGCTAAATATAAATACTAATACACTGGATGTGCAAGTAAGTCCTGGAATAAATGCACCCTTGAATTGGACAATAATTGGTCAGGTAACAAGGAAAACCGATTAATGCATCTTCATCCAATTACTAATCACTTATATGCTGATTATACTTTTAGTCCTAAACAAATATCTGGATTAAAATTATGGCTAGATCCAACACAAGGAGTTACTGGAACAAATCCGGTATCATCCTGGGCAGATCAATCTGGAAATTTAACTCCATTAACATCAAGCTCTGGATCTGTTACTGGTAATAGTATTAATGGTAGAGCATCAATAGATATGTCTTCTGGTATATTTTCTCATACTAGTAATATTTCTACAATTGTTTCATCTTCAGCATGGACAGCTGCCGCAGTATTTAAATATACTGGCGCTGTTGCTGAAGCAACTAATTATTTTAGTAATGCATCAATAATTGGAGATTTTGATAATTCTTTAGATGGTTATTGGGGTTTAACTGCCTCTACCACAAGCTTTGATGTTGGCCAATATGATGGAGCAATAAAACAAACAAAAACAGTAATAACTACAAGTACTAATTATTATATTTTATGTAAATATGATGGAACTAAAATATATACAAGTTTTAATGGTGGCGCATTTGATGCCGGAACAGCTTCTGGAAATATTCAATTTCTTACAGGATCAATAAGAATTGGTCAAGATATTACTACAACAAAACATTTTGTAGGGTCTTTTGGTGATATTTTAGTTTTTAATACCGCCTTATCAGATTCTAATGTTGCATCTTTAAATTCATATTTAAAATTAAAATATGGTTTAATATAAGTATGGGCTACTTAAATTGTATATAATGGGAAAACTAAACAGGAAATTATATGTCAATTGATATTATTAGTAAAATAAAGCCTAAGAATAACGGCCAATTTCCAGTCTATGATGACGTAGATGGTTATGGAGGATATCAGGTCAGAGCGACTGTTTCTGAACCCCAACTGTAATTGGATCTCAATCAGCAACTACACTAGGCAATCATGGTATAACAATAGGTGATTATGGCGCATCAACAGATTTTCTTTATGGCCTTACGGGACAAATGGCATAAATTGTCGTTGTAGGAGCCACAGTAACTACACAAAATATTACTGACTTGTTTGGTTATTTTGGCAGTAGATACGGTATAGCAATAGGATCATAATTTAAAATTTTCTTGCAACTTCTAATAAATGATATTTAGTATTATGTTCAGGGGTCTTTAATATTTCTAAATAACACGCCTCTAAAGCTTGTTTAATTCTTGGCCCAGCTGTCATTCCAGCGGCAAGCAAATCATTTCCATTTATATTCATTTGTCTTTTTGCCAAAACAATTTCATTATCAAATTTTGCAAGTTGATTTCTAGATCCCATTCCTAACGCTTCAGTTAATTTACAAAATTCTTCTAATGTGTGTTCCCAGTGGTCAGGCGCATGATTTTTAATCACTGCCATAAAGCTCTTATAAGCCAAGGCGCTGTCTTTTTGAACAAAAATTTTGTATCTCTCTAAAATCTCTAATAAAAACAATACTTTATTGAGTTCTTTATTGGAAAACTTTAAAGACATTAGTTCTTCTTTAACATTTTGAATAATAGAATTATTATATAGATAAGCTAATTTTGTTTCAAATTCTGCTTTTAAATTATCTAAATGCAATAGTGTATTATTAGATTTATTTAATAGCGGACATATAATTTCTAAAGCTCCGCATTTTTGCAATAGTTGCATACCATATGAAGAGTTAGATGACATTATAATCTTGTGTAATTCATCTTGAATTCGCTCTTTTGAAACCAATTTAAGTGTTTCTAAATTTTTTCCCATAGCATCAAATGTATTAGATTCTACAGAATATCCAAAACGAGCTGCAAATCTAGCTACTCGCATTATTCTTAGTCCATCTTCTTGGAATCTAAAATTAGCATCACCAACTGCCTTAATAATTTGATTATTAAGATCTTCAATTCCTTTAAATGGATCAACTAAAGAGTTATTTAAAGGGTCGTAAGCTATTGCATTGATAGTTAAATCTCTTCTTGATAAATCTTGATCAATATTCATTACAAAAAAGACTTCTTCTGGCCTTCTACCGTCAGTATAAGCGCCCTCAATTCTAAAAGTTGTTACTTCAAAATGATTTTCAACACCAACGCCCATGGCAACGGTTACAGTTCCATGTTGTAATCCAGTAGGAATAGTTTTAGGAAAAATTTTTATAACTTCTTTTGGAGGAGCATCTGTGGCAATATCCCAGTCTTTTGGAGTAGTTCCAAGAAGAAGGTCTCTTACACATCCGCCTACGATAAAGGCTTGATATCCGTTTTCATTCAGAATTTTACAAATTGAAACGGCTTTCGTGTTAACTAATTTTTGTAAATTTAACATGCGCACAAAATAAATCTTAAAAAAATGGAGTCAAGGGCCTTACAAAATTATATGTTCAAAAGTGTAATAATACAGCATAATATTGACCCACAACCTGAAAGAGTAAAATGAATTTAGAAACAATTTACGAATTGTATGAATTGATATCTGCTGGAACAGCTAATATTCCAGTCAGAAAACAATTAATTTTGCTTAGAAAACAAGGTTTAAATAGCTGTACGTCTGCCACTGGATTTTCTAAATTAGCTTTTGATACTAGAAGAATAAACCAAGAAACTGATTTTATTCCACGTAGAGGGTTGCAAAACTATCATAGAAGCGAAAAATTTATATCTGATTCAATTGCTTCTAAAATTACTGCTTTTAAAAAATTATCTGATGTATTGGATCTTTTAAAGTTAGAATTTGAAAAAAATTCAGAGTGGCAAGATAGTTACACTAGAGTTTTAGCATCAACAATTCATAAAGGTTTAAGAACTATTGAAGCAGATGATGATTTTAGTGATTCACAACCATCAATGGCAAGTTTAGCATATTTGGAAGAATTATTATTTGTTAGATATAGATTAACTGCTGACAATTTAATGACAATGTCTGCCGTTGAATTAAGAGATGTTATTTTAAAAAAGGATGAGTTGCTAACTAGAAATCATTCTTTAGAAGATAATAATTTTGAAATAAAACCTTCTGATATATCTAAAAATAGTTATGATCAAATGATGAATAAAATGTTAGCAACAATGGCACAAATGATTTCAACATATAAACAACCTCAACAAGAAAAAGTGGATGTGAAAACTGATAATAGTTCCAATGATGAAAAAACTGTTACAATAACTATTAAAGTTTAAAGGAAGCTATAATGGATGAATTTGCACCATATCTTAAAAAGAATGGAACTTTTGTAGTTAAAAATATAACGCCAGATCAAAATAAAACAATAAAAATTTTTAACTATCCAATTCTTTTTAATCAAACGCGCGATTTACTTCAAATTCCTGGAGTAGCAGAACAAGATATTAGAGCTTCTCTTTTAAAAGGCGAGTTAAGACATAAAATTTTAGCTCAAGATATTGTAATTGTGTCTAGTGATATTGATTTGTTACAATTCAATACTGCACAAAAACAATTTTTACAAAATGCTGGAATAATTAATGGATTACAAATAACATCTTCTAATTTAAGTGTTTTAAGACAAGAAGATATTCAATTAATTGGAACTGTAGATAATATAAATACTGTTTTTCAAATTCCTACTGGAAAATTTTTACAAAACTCTAACTATAAAATCATAGTATATAAAAACGGTGTTAAGCAATTATATCTTGATGATTATTTCATTGCTGAAAGTGGTGGTCCAGGAACCGGATATGATACTGTAATTTTTACTGTTGCCCCAACTACAATACCAGCTCCTGTTGATGTAATTACTGCTGACTATTATATTTCTAACACTTAAATATGACAAAAATAAATTCCAATCAAATTAAAGGGGTTCCAACCGGCTCAGGCGGAGGCGGTGGTGTAAGCTCTGGAATTTATGTTTTAAATAATACTGGAACTGGATTAGTAAATACATTAAACATTCATGGTAATGGCGTTGTTGTTGTTTCAAGTGGAGCATCATCTGATATTTTAATTAATACATCTGCTTCTGGAACTCAAGGGCCACAAGGATCTCCTGGTGTTACTGGCGTTCAAGGACCACAAGGATCTCCTGGTGTTACTGGTCCTGCTGGATTGCAAGGTATTCAAGGTAGTCCAGGAGTTACTGGTCTTCAAGGCCCAACTGGATCTCAAGGCCCTCAGGGCGCACAAGGATCACCTGGAGTTACTGGCCCTCAAGGAATTCAAGGCATTCAAGGATCTCCAGGAGTTACAGGAGCAACGGGACCTACTGGGCCTCAAGGATTACAAGGACAACAAGGTTCTCCTGGAGTTACTGGATTACAAGGTCCAACTGGATCTATTGGCCCTCAGGGTCCACAAGGATCTCCTGGCGTTACTGGTCCACAAGGTCCAACCGGATCTGCCGGACAAAACTCATTTAACACAACTCCAACTTATTCTCAAAATAATTTAGGTCCAGTTTCAGTAGTCTCTGGAGCTTATCAGGGCTGGGAACAAGTCGGTCAAGCTGTATTTGTTGGTACTGGAGGCTATTACGTAGTTACAGGCATTTCGGGAACCAATCTTGTTCTAGCTAACCTTGCAAGTAATCTTCCAAGCGGCACTGTAATTAATGCAAGTAACATCTCTCCTGGAGGCATACCTGGAGTTACAGGACCTACTGGATCTATTGGCCCTCAAGGTAATCAAGGAAGTCCGGGAGTAACAGGAACTCAAGGACCAACTGGAACTATTGGCGCAACTGGACCAACTGGCCCACAAGGTAATCAAGGGTCTCCAGGAGTAACTGGGCCTACAGGACCTCAAGGTCCGCAAGGAAGTCAAGGATCAACTGGATCTATTGGACCTCAAGGATCACCTGGTGTAACAGGCGCTCAAGGACCAACAGGATCTGCTGGACAAAATGCCTTTAATACAACTCCAACTTATACTCAAAATAATGCAGGTTTAGTTTCTGTAGTGTCTGGAGCATATCAAGGTTGGGAACAAGTTGGTCAAGTTGTATTTATTCAAACTGGTGGTTATTATGTTGTTACAGGTATATCAGGAACTAATTTAGTTCTAGCTAACCTTGCAAGTAATCTTCCAAGTGGTACTATAGTAAATTTTGCTAATATTTCACCAGGAGGCATACCTGGAGTTACAGGACCACAAGGCCCTCAAGGTATTGGTGCTTCTGGTATTCCAGGTCCAACCGGCCCAACAGGACCACAAGGACCACAAGGCCCACAAGGATCCCCTGGCGTAACAGGAGTAACAGGGCCTACTGGGCCTCAAGGACCACAAGGAAGCCCTGGAGTTACTGGAGTAACAGGCCCAACTGGACCTCAAGGTAATCAAGGCTCTCCTGGTGTTACAGGTCCTACAGGACCTCAAGGCCCTCAAGGAAGTCAAGGATCAACTGGATCTATTGGCCCTCAAGGTTCTCCTGGAGTAACAGGAACACAAGGTCCAACTGGAACAATTGGAAGAGATTCATTTAATAGCACCGCAACATTTACTCAGAATAACTCTAATCAAGTAACAGTAGTGTCTGGCGCTTATGCAGGTTGGGAGCAGTTAGGTCAGGCTGTTTATATAGGAACTGGCGGTTATTATGTAGTTACAGGTATATCTGGAACCAATTTAGTTCTAGCTAACCTTGCAAGTAATCTTCCAAGTGGTACTATAATTAATGCAAGCAATATTTCACCAGGAGGCATACCGGGAGTAACAGGACCAACAGGATCTATTGGTCCTCAAGGATCTCCTGGCGTTACTGGAACTCAAGGACCACAAGGATCACCTGGTGTTACTGGAACTCAAGGTCCAACTGGAACTATTGGAGCAACTGGTTCCCAAGGCCCACAAGGAAGTCCTGGAGTAACAGGTGTAACAGGTCCAACTGGCCCAGCGGGATCTCAGGGATCACAAGGTTCTCCTGGTGTTACAGGTCCAACCGGACCTCAAGGCCCACAAGGAAGTCAAGGATCAACTGGATCTATTGGACCTCAAGGACCAACCGGATCTGCTGGACAAAATGCCTTTAATACTACAGCTACGTTTACTCAAAACAATTCTAATCAAGTAACTGTTGTCTCTGGAGCCTATCAAGGCTGGCAACAATTAGGCCAAGCTGTATTTGTAGGAACAGCTGGATACTATGTTGTTACAGGTATATCTGGAACCAATTTAGTTCTAGCTAACCTTGCAAGTAATCTTCCAAGTGGTACTATAATTAATGCAAGTAACATCTCTCCTGGAGGCATACCTGGTGTAACTGGTCCAACAGGATCAATTGGACCTCAAGGAAGCCAAGGAGCAACAGGATCAATTGGACCTCAAGGTATTCAAGGAAGCCCCGGAGTAACAGGTGTAACAGGACCTACTGGGCCTCAAGGACCACAAGGAAATCAAGGAAGTCCTGGAGTAACTGGTGTTACAGGGCCTCAAGGTAATCAGGGATCACCTGGAGTAACAGGACCACAGGGACCACAAGGAAGTCAAGGATCAACTGGATCAATTGGACCTCAAGGATCACCTGGTGTAACAGGAACACAAGGCCCAACAGGAACAGTTGGACAAAACGCCTTTAATACTACAGCAACATTCACTCAGAATAACTCTAATCAAGTAACTGTTGTTTCTGGCGCATATGCTGGATGGGAGCAGTTGGGCCAGGCTGTTTATATAGGTACTGGAGGCTATTATGTAGTAACTGGAATTAGTGGAACTAATCTTGTTTTAGCTAACCTTGCAAGTAACCTTCCAAGTGGTACTGTAATAAATGCAAGTAATATTTCACCAGGAGGTATACCTGGAGTTACAGGGCCTACTGGATCAATTGGTCCTCAAGGGTCTCCTGGTGTTACTGGAACTCAAGGTCAACAAGGATCTCCAGGAGTAACAGGCCCAACCGGACCTCAAGGCCCACAAGGAAGTCAAGGATCAACTGGATCTATTGGCCCTCAAGGAAGTCCAGGAGTAACTGGCGCTCAAGGACCAACAGGAACTGTAGGTAGAGATTCTTTTAATACGACACCTACTTACTCTCAAAACAACTTAGGCCCAGTTTCTGTAGTATCTGGAGCTTATGCAGGTTGGGAACAGTTAGGCCAGGCTGTTTATATTGGTACTGGAGGATATTATGTAGTCACAGGTATATCTGGAACTAATTTAGTTCTAGCTAATCTTGCAAGTAACCTTCCAAGTGGTACTGTAATAAACTTCTCTAGTATATCTCCAGGAGGTATTCCTGGAATAACAGGACCTACTGGTTCTCAGGGACCTCAAGGATCACAAGGATCTCCAGGAGTAACAGGTCCAACCGGACCTCAAGGCCCACAAGGAAGCCCTGGAGTTACTGGAGTAACAGGCCCAACTGGACCTCAAGGTAATCAAGGCTCTCCTGGTGTTACAGGTCCAACCGGACCTCAAGGCCCTCAAGGAAGTCAAGGATCAACTGGATCTATTGGACCTCAAGGATCACCTGGTGTTACTGGTCCAACTGGTGCTGCTGGTAGAGATTCATTTAACACCACGCCTACATTTACACAAAATAATTCAAGTTTAGTTTCTGTTGTGTCAGGCGCCTATGCTGGCTGGGAGCAATTAGGTCAAGCTGTTTATATCGGTACTGGAGGCTATTACGTAGTAACTGGCATATCTGGAACTAATCTTGTTCTAGCCAACCTTGCAAGTAATCTTCCAAGCGGTACTGTAATTAACGCAAGCAACATATCTCCCGGAGGAATACCTGGAGTAACAGGACCACAGGGACCACAAGGAAGTCAAGGATCAACTGGATCAATTGGACTTCAAGGTATTCAAGGATCTCCAGGTATAACTGGCGCAACGGGACCTACTGGACCTCAAGGACCACAAGGAATTCAAGGCTCTCCTGGTGTTACGGGAGCAACTGGACCTACTGGGCCAGCAGGATCTCAAGGACCTCAAGGATCACCTGGTGTTACTGGACCAACCGGACCTCAAGGACCACAAGGCCCTCCAGGAAGTGGAAGCGGTGGTGGAGGAGCTACATTTGCAAGCCAATTTACTGCAGGGCTTGTTAATATGCCAGCTGGAGATCTTTCAGGTAGAAGTTCAAGTGCAACAGCCCCAACTATTAATAAATTAACTGGAGATGCTACTGGTGGAATTCAACTTCCAACTGGTGGATTCATTTATTATGGTGGTAGTGTATCATCTTCTATTGCAACTGGATTAGTAAGACTTCCATATATAATTAATGATGGCACTACTACAAGTAATATTCCGGTAGTTGCTGCCCCTGGATTTAATCCAGGAACTTTTGTAAATCTTCTTGGTCTTGGATATGATAATCTTAATGGTACTACATATTTAACAATAAATCATGGGTGGGATTCTTCTGCACCTGGTGGTGGCGGGCCTCACAATCATAGATTTGGTTTTAATCAATATGTTGTATTTACTGACTCAAATATTAACAATTATTTTGCTTTGGATGCAAATAGGCCTGGTGGTATTCCGGCAGTAATTATTCCTGCTCCAAATATGTATTTTGGTAACATTAAAGATCAGCCAAATGGAAATCATAATTTAATTATGGTTCCAATGAATTCTGATAATGTTACTCAAGATCTTTCAATAATTGCTCAAGCTCCATTTTCTACAGCAACAGTTAATAGACAACCAGGTGATATAAATCTTAATATTCCTCAACCAGTTGGTACTGGAATAATACCTTATGGTAAAATATTCTTTACACAAGGCGCATCTGGAGGTCTTTCTGGAATATCAGCTTCTGGAATGGCTGAAATAAGTAGAGATTCAAAAGGTGCTCCATATATTGCAATATATGGGCCTGCATCTTCAACTGGAATGCTTAGTTTCCAAGTTCAATCTGGAGTAGCATCTTATACATTAAATTGGCCAAATGCAGTTGGTGCAGCTGGAAACGTATTATCAACAGATGCTGTTGGTAATTTGTCTTGGGTCACTCAAAGTGCATCATCTGGTGGCGGTGCTGGAGTAACATTAGCCACTCAGGCAACTCCAGGTGTTCTTTATCTTCCTGCTGGAGATTTAAATGGAACGGGATCAAATGCAACCGGCCCAACAATTTCTAAATTAAGTGGCGATGCATCTGGTATGATTCAAATACCAACAGGAGTGGCCGCTTATGTTGGAGGATCTGTTGGATCTGCAGCCCCTACTGGCTTAATAAGATTACCATATGTTTCAAATATAATTGGTAAAAATTTTGCAATTATAAATGCACTTGGACATACTGGTTCTTATGGAATATTATCTACTTCTATAGATTCATCAGCAACAGCAGATCAAATTAATGTCGGCGATTTAACTAAAAATACCGGAAATGAATTACTTTCATTAAATGCTCAAAATCAAATCTTCTTTGCTGTAAATACACCATCTACTATAGCTACTGGATTAAATCCAGCTAATGCAAATGCAGTTATTATTAGTAGAGATGCAAATAATGCGCCATTCCTTGGAATATATGGCCCATCTGGAGCAACTGGATTAATGACATTTAAGGTCCAATCTGGAGTTGCCTCTTATGCATTAAATTGGCCAAATGCAGTTGGACCAAGTGGTAATTTCTTATCAACAGATTCTGTTGGTAACTTATCTTGGCAGCCACACATTATATTGCCAGCAGGAGACTTAAGTGGAACAGGATCAACTACGACTGGCCCAACTATTTCTAAATTAAGTGGAAATGTTTCTGGAACAGTTCAAATTCCATCAGGAATTGGATTATATGTTGGTGGCGCTGGTCAATCAGCGGCAGCTACTGGAATTTTAAGATTACCATTTGCCGGCCCAACAAATAATTCATTTCCAGTTATTGATGTTCTTGGACAAAGTGGTTCATATAATATATTATCATACGGTGTTGATCAATCTTTTAAATCAGATGAAATAAATATAGGTGATGTTAATAAGCTTGCTGGAAATAATTTATTAATATTTGGCGCTCAAAATATAATTCAATTCCAAGTAAATACTCCATCTACTACAGCAACTGGATTAACTATAGCTAATACCAATGCTATTACAATATATAGAGATACATTAAATGCTCCAGTATTAGGAATATATGGACCTTCTGGCGCAACTGGATTAATGACATTTAAGGTTCAATCTGGAGTTGCTTCTTATGCTTTAAATTGGCCAAATGCAGTTGGACCAAGTGGTAATTTCTTATCAACAGATTCTGTTGGTAATTTATCTTGGCAATCTG